ATGCCATCAAGGTCAAGTTCTGAATTAATATGATTTTCATTGTTCATTTCAATATTAATTTCCGCTGTGGTAAATCTGTTTATTGCTTGTTGCTCTGCCAGGTCACGCATGTATTCCAGGCTTTCTTCACTTATTTCCATTGAATCAGCCATTCTTGCAGTATTCCCAGCTATATCAGCAATATTATTCATCATATTATCATAATCAAATGAAAAACCAGTATTAGCTTCTTTTGCTGCTGTTTCTGCTCTCATAACATTAATTTCAGCTTGTCTTTGTGCAGTTGCAGTTATAGCATCATATTTCATTTGTGATAATGCAGCATCTCTTGCAGCCATACCAGCTTCAATATTATTTTTAAAGTTCTGAAGGTCAGCTTCTCTTGCTCTTTTGGCTGCATCATTTTCCATCTGTGCAGTTGTTCCAAAGGTTACTTTCTGAATAGTATCAATTGAAACTCCAGGAATCTTATTCAGCAAGTTGATAAAATCATTGATTATTCCTATCGCACTATTAACCATATTTTCAAGTATGGAAAGAACACCTGCTTTCATATCACCCATGAAATTTTGAATTGCAACACTTGCTTTCATTATTCCAAGCCTCAGCTTATCCCACAAATCAAGAACCCAATAAACACCTGTAAAGAATCCGATTTTCACCCAATCCCAGGCTGTCAGGATTCCATTCATGGCAATCTTCCAGGCTATTTCAAGCCCACCAACTGATTGAACCCATTTATAAATCATTCCGATTAAAACACCTATTGCCAAAGCTATCCACAAAACGGGATTAGAAAGCATTGTAGCAATTAAAGCCCTGTTTGCTTCAACTGAAAGCCAGGTTACAGCAGTTTGAATTCCTGTAATTGCAACATAAGCACCAACAGCAGCAGTTAAACCCCAAAATATGGGTTCAAGGGTTGACCAGTTGTCATATATCCATTGTGCACCTTTACCAATTCCTTGGATTACTGGTTCAAAGGTCTGAAGCAATGTATTTCCAACAATTGTTCCAATTTGACCAAAGGTCATTGGCATTTCTCTAAACTTATTTTCAATATCATCAGCAGCACTGAACATAGCATTTTTGATAATATCCGCAGTAATTAAACCTTCTGCACTCATGTCTTTTAATGTTCCTTCAACACCCATGACCTTATGCATATAATCTTCAATTGCTTGTGCCAGCATTGGTGCATTTTCCATTATCGACCTGAATTCATCACCTTGAAGCCTTCCAGCAGCCATTGCTTGGGTTAATTGATACATCGCAGCAGTTTGTTCTTGAATGCTTGCACCACTTACAGTAAAGGCTTTCTGCATTAATTCAGCAAAAGCAATCATTTCATCAAAAGCAATCATTTCATCATTACTTTTGAAGGCATCACCAGCTAATAAACCTAATTTTGAAACAACATCTGCTGTTGCTTGATAAGAAGCCCTTGCCCTTTGTGCTGAAGCAACAATTTTATCCTGAAGTTCTGCTGTGGTTTGTAAGCCATTATTGATTAAATCAAGCCTTGCATTTGTTTGTGTCATATTATCAGCAAGTTCAATAATCTTTTTAGCACCAAAAGCAGCACCCAAGGACATTGCCATACTCTTTAATTTGTCCATTAAGCCATGACTATTCCTAATATCATTATTAAATTCCTGCTGTGCCTGGTCTGCTTGCCTAATTTGCTGTTCAATTTCATTAAATGCAATTTCAGCCCTGTTTAATTCTGCCCTTGCTGCTTGAATACTTGCTGTATCAATTGCATTGCTGGAAGCCCTCTGCATAGCTTCAAAACTGGATATAGTAACATTCAGTGCATTGGTTATGCTTCTTAATCCTGGTGTCATTCCATCATATAATTGAATTGCACTTCTTATTGTTGCCATTTAATTTTCACCCCTTTCTTTGGAATTAAATCCAATAAAATTAAGTATCCGCTTAAATATTGATTTTTCCTTTGATTGCTCATTAAATTGCTTTTTAACCATCCTTCTTTTTAATTCAGCATTTAAGCAGTATTTATAAACCCTATCATATCCATCCCTGTTTTTATCTTTCATGTGGTTAATTTTCATAAGCAATTCTTCATCGGTATTTTTCATTAATCTTGGAAATAGCTGTTTCAATGTTGGATATATTTCATGACTTTTATTCAACACTATTATTCCATTATCAGTAAGTGAAGCAACCTTATCTAATGAATCAGGGTCATTACAGGTATAAGGAAGGTCTTTAATATACCGTAAATGATGAAAATTTACAGCCCATAGATTTTCATTGATAATTTCAATGTTTTTATTCATGGTATTTTTCACCTACCTTTTTAACAACACTGGTTAAGTATTCCATATAACAACTCATCCAATGTTTCTATCCTTTCCAATACAACATCAGGTGAAGCAAATTGATTTATTTGGTCTTTTTCTTGTTCCAAAGAATTAAATACCATCCATTGATACTTTTTCATTAATGCCTTGCCAGCTTCACTATTTCTTATTTTTTTAATTGCTTTAAATTCCGCTTCCTGAACAGATTGACGTGTAACTTTAAATTTTTTAGCTATTTGTTCAAATGTTTGTGGTTGACCTTTCAAGCCATAATGCATAATCAATACATTTCTTACAAGTCCAGCACCTTTTCCAAGGACGGTATAAATTACGTTAAATAAATCTTGTCTTAAAATCTCATTATCAATTTCATCTTCAATTAATGTAAATGGTTCTTCAGATTGTTCATCCGCAATTGATTCTTCAATAGTTATATCCTCTGTTCCTGGAATGGTTTCTGAAATACTGCATATTTTTATTTGTTCACTGTTTGAATCACTTTTCTTTATCCTGCAAATGTTTCTATTTATGAAAGTAATCATTCTATATTTGATTACTTCACTTGCATATGAAGAAAATTTAATTGGTTCTTCATCATCAAACCTGTACTTTTCAATCGCTTTTATAAAAGCAATCCAGCCTTCTTGTACCAGGTCATCAAAATCAACTAATGCCCTGCTTGCAATACCATAATATTTATTGGCAAAAAATTTAACAATATTTTCATTTTGTTTAATCAATTCATCCAAAGCAGAATGATTGCCTTCTTGATATTCTTTTATAAGTTCTTCATTAGTCAAGCAATCACCCCTTCCCTAATCTTTACATCATGTTGGTAATATTAATTTCTGGATATAAAATAATTGATAATTTCTTTAATGCTTTTTCTTTATTCCTTGCAACCGTTGAAATATCAATATTTAAAGCATCTGCTATTTCATTTCTCGTTTTACCTTCAATACAATAGTTGTAAAAAATAGTAAATTCTCTTTCACCAGCTATTGCATGTAATCTTTTCAAAGCATCATTCATGCCTTTTATAAATATTGCAGCTTCATGTTTTTCATTGGCTGGAATAGAAGCATCTTTTATTAAAGCTAAACAATGTTTAAATTTCTCTATATCTCTTTTAGTTAATTCTAAAACTAAACCACCATTTTTAAATTGTTCGATAATCATTGATTTAAGAATTTCTTTGATTACTGCCTCATCCAGTATATTAACCACCCCCAAATATAAAAAAGCTGCATTGATATAAAAAATACTTTATACCAATGCAGCTTAATGAAAATTTATTCTTCTTTACCATCCTGAAGAATAGTTCCAACATGCTCTATTGCTCTTAAATGGTCATAGCCATCATCATTTGGATTAAGTGCATCAGGTGTTGGTGAACCAGTTTTAATTCCAACAGCTTTACCATTCACTATTCCTTTTTGTAAATCATCTTGGTATTTCATATCACATTACACCACCATTTCATTTTTTAATTCAGCTTCTACTTCTTTATATGAAGCAGGAATAATACTATCAAGCTTTTGAATAATCCTTTCAATGTCTTCAATATCGCTTAAAAGTGCAGTTTCTTTCAAGGTATAAGCCAAGCCATTAGTTGTATATGTTCCTGCATCAAAGAACTTGGCAAAATTGTTTTTAAGGATTTCAAGATTATTTACAGCCTTATCAAATAATCCAAGGCTGTAAATAGTAACATTTAAACCATTTATTTCAGAAAGAACTGCATAAAAACGTTTCATGGTCTGATAATCACCAAAGAATGGTTTCACCAATTCAAAAGCTTCTTCATCTGTAAGCTTATTACCAAGTAAGTTAATGAATCCAATTGCATTTGAGATTAAAACCTGATAATCAGCAGGTTTTTTTATAGTAGAATTTAAAATGGCTTCCTTTTCTTCTTTGATGATGTTTAAAAGCTGTTTATTAAAGTCTGCATCATTATTTAACATTTGTGCTTTTACCTTCCTGATTTCATCCTGTTTGGCATCACTGGTGTAATAGGAATTGCTTTCCCATTTACTTATTTCTTCCAGGAAAGCATTTGTAACCTTTTTGTAGTTTTCAATGAGTTTTTCCACCTTGTTTTTTAATTCCATTTTCATTTTTAATCATCCTTTCTTTGTTTTAATTAAATCTGAAGTTTTCTGTAGTTTTAACCTTAACAAATCTTAACATTTTATATTTGATGTTAGGTTTTGTTAGGTTTTTATTCTCTTTTTAGGGTGTCCGATATGTCCGAATACTTACCCAATATCAGCCAGCACCTGGTTCAACAATGCTTTTAAATCCTCATTACCCTTAAAAGCATTTATATCCAGGGTTACTGTTTTACCATGATGAATTTCACCATCAAGGCTTTTCCATTTAGCCTTTGAAACTTGGAACTTTTTGGCTTCTTTGTAATACCTAAATTCCCCATGCTCTGTAATTACTGCTACCGGTATTTCTGTTTCATAAAATCTTTTCATTTTTTATCATCCTTTCTTTTGATTTATTAAATTTCATCAAACCAGTTATCAAAACATTTATTCCTGCTGTCTGTTCTACAATTTTCCCAAATTTTCCACTTCACCACCTGCCTTTTAGGGAAAAATTAAAAAGAACATCCAAGCCAAGAAACAAGCTTGAATGTTCTTTTTAATTACTAAAAGCCATACTACAAGCATATCACTAATAATAATGCATTACCAGAGCATCAATGTGACATGGTTTGTTACATTTTCTATAATAAATTATCTTGAAAAAGTTGGCTTCACACGATAATATTAATTTAGGGATTTAATATGTACCATGTGAAGCCATTGTGTAATGCTTGTCCATGTATTATGCAATGGCTTTCCTCATGGTCTGCATACTTCAATATCAAAAAAGTATTCAGGAATTTCTTCAGGTTTAATATCTAACAGTTCAGCAGCTTTTTCTATTTCAGATTGTGTAAAGTCTGTTGCACTTTTTAACCTGGAATTAATTTTTTGCTTGCTCATGCCCATAAGCTTCCCAAAGGTTTCTATGTTACCAAACATAGCATTGATTCTTTGTTCCAGTTTTTCATGATTGAAAATAATAAACATTTTACATTCCCCTTTCATCTTATAAGTAAAATTCAACTTCATCCTTCAGCTTAATGGTTTCCCAACCCAGGTACTTCCTTAAAACGTTCATGGCATCAATCAAAGCTTTTATTTCATCATAATAAGGATTATCACTAAGTTTTTTATAATTGCCTGTCCTTTGTTCTTCCAGGAAGCAATCCAGCAAAGCTTCATAATGTGGTCTTATTGCATCAAGTACATGGTCTATGGTAATCACACCCTTTCCTTTTTTGCTTTTAATGCTGACACACCACACCAATAATCATTGGCACGAATACCCCAAAATTTACAAGCTTGCCTTTTTGCATCTGTGGAATTTTTGGCAATACAGGTGAATTCCCTTCCACCTGGTGAAGTTACTTTGTATTTATGCATTTAAATCATCCCTTTCCTCTATTTTAATAATCTAAAAT